TCATAATCCGCGTGTCGGGGGTTCAAGTCCCTCTCCCGCTACCAACTTTATCACCGACAGGTCGGAACTCATAAGGCTTGAGAGATAAGCCTTCAGGCTGACTGAGTAAGCCTCTCCGGCTGGCGTCGGCTCCACAACGACCGCGGCCACTAGTTGTCGGAACGTCTCCCCTAGCTCCATCGGCACGTTCCCGTCGCTCGATCTCAAGATTTTAGCCAGGCTTTCGATGCTCGCCCTGAAGCGCATCAACGCTTTCGGCTGAAGCTCGATCACATTTACCGGCTCTTCGACGCTATCGAGTATCGCCTGATATTTATTTCGATTCTCGCGCAGGCCAGTTAGCAGAACTGCAGCTTCGTCGTCTTCGATCAGGCCCTTCGATATTTTATCGATTATTTTCGTGATGCCGTCTTTCGCATCATTCAAGCCGCGCTGCGCTGCCGCCCTGCTTTTGAAGGCATTTCCGCGCCGCCGCTTCAACTCCTCCTCATATGTCTTCACATACGCCTCAATCACGCTCGTGTCGGAAAACGCCATGCGCAAGCTGTCGATAACCTGCTCTTCGATCCGGTCGATATAGAACCGTCGGCGGTTATCGCATGTGCCGGATTCACGGTAGGTGCTGCACTGGATGCGGTTGCCGCCCCGATCCGGGCCGACGATCACCATTCCCCCGCCACACGCTCCACAGCGCAGCAGGCCCGAAAGCAGCCGCTTCGATCTGGGCTGCATCATCTTGTGTTCGCCACCGGTCGCGGCCTTTCTCTCCTGCACCTTCTGGAATAGCCATTCATCCACGATGCGCAGATGCGGAACGTCGATCGTCTCGTGTTCGCTGGCGTCGTTCGTGCGCGACACACGGCGGCCGGTGCTGGGATCTTTCACCATGCTAACACGATTCCAAATCATTCGGCCGTCATAGATAGGATTGCGCAGGATGCCATATCCGCGCGTTCCGCTGCCGTTGATTGTTGAGGCGTTCCACTTTTCGCCGCGGGGAGGGGCAATGCCTTCTTCGTTCAATGCGCCGGCAATGGTGCGCGGTGATGTCCCGGCCGCATACTGCTTGAAAATTCGAACGATGATCTGCGCTTCGTCTGGCAGAATGCGAAGCTCTCCCGGCTTGCCCGGTACCGGCTCATAGCCGTATGCCCTGCCGCCAGCGTGACGGCCTGAGCGAACCACGCCCACCATGCCACGCTTGACCTTCTTGGCACCTTCCTCGCGCTGCATCTGCCCTACGACGCCGTACATGCCGATTTGCATCGTGTCCATGACGCCGCCGTTAACGCAGTTCATTTCGACGCCGCGAAACTTGAGCGTCTTATGAATGTGCGCCAGGTCGGCAATGTCGCGGGAAACACGGTCGGGAGACTCCGATATCAGAACATCGAAGGTTCCGTTTTCTGCGTCCTGCATCAGTTGAGACAGGCCAGCGCGCCCAAACATGGACGCGCCGGATTTTGCTCTATCGTGAAACGTTTTGACGATCTGCGCCCCGATCCGCTGCGCGTGGGCTTCGCAAAGCCTGATTTGATCCTCGACGGACTTGTCGTTTTGCAAGTCGGTCGAATACCGGGCGTAGATTGCTGCGCGTTTCATTTCGATCTCTTGGTGGGTGTGGCGGGTTTCACGTCGTCATTGGACGGTCGCAGGCTTTCAGCGTCTTCCTTGGCCTGCCACCTTGCCAATGCCTTCGCGAACTCGATCAAAGGATTTTCTTTCTCCATCGATCAGTTCTCCCCGTTATTCGACTTATCCACAGGCATGCTGTCGAAAACTGAGAAAGCCTCGTTGATTTCGCGGATCGCGGAATCGGCCAAAAGGTCGAGCGCGCAATAGTCTTTGCCCTCGCCGCCAAGGGCTGTTTCGGCAAGACGCTTGATGGCATGAAGATAGCTCTGGGCAGCGCCCAGCATATCGTCAATCTTGGTGCGGGTGTCGCTCATAATGCCACTCTCCGCGCCATCTGTCGTAACCGGTCGAAAAGCTCTTCCGGCATTTCGCTCGCACCGTCGTCAGTAGCGACGATAAGTTGCTGGGCGAGTTCTTGCGCCGTGGTCGGAACAGCGTCGATAATCTGCTGCTGAAGGCTGGTGTATTCTTCAAAAATCGCATCCAACTGCTGCTTGGACTTGCCAGAGTAGTCAGCGCCCGCTTTCGCATCTGGATTTGCAGCCCACTGGCTGAAAAGTGCTGATATCGTTGTCATGCCGCTCCTCCTTCTCGGAACGGCGCCATGTCGGCTTTGAGCGCAAGGAAGCAGTCTTCGATGCTTTCGAATTCATCGTGAAACTGTGTCTCATTGTGCATGATCAGGACGGCGCGGATAACTGCTTCTTGCTTCGTCTGCGGCTTCGCTCCTTTCGCAACTCCGTCGACCATGCTGATGATGCGGTTGAAGCCATCCACGAGGTCATCAACTTCATGCATCGCCTTGCCGGTGCAACGAGGCTGGTTCTCGACGCCAGTAAGAGCGTCACGCGCTGCGGTGACAGCAGCCATGAAAGTGTTCAACTCGTACATCGACATGAGATCGAGGTTGTGACGGAGAACGTTGATGTTGACGATTTGTGCGTCTCGCTCGGTGCTCATGCCCGCACTCCTTCAAGGAAGGAGAGAACGGCCTTAGCCATCGACTTGCCGACGACATCGATAAAAACATCCTGCTGCTGCATGAGCTTTATAGCTTCAATCGCGCCTTCGACGGACCTTGCGGGCTCGTCCCAATCATCAAGCTCATCCTGCCACGGGCCATACGTCTCCTCGACAAGGCCTTCTTCGTTCTCCTGGGTAATTTGGTCGCCCGGTATTGCCGAGAAGGCCGCCAACCCATCCCGAAATCCCTTGATCGTGTCCAGAAGCGGGTCTTGAGGCGCGGCGGTAACCCCGGGAATGTCGAGAACCGTGTAAACGCCATGCTTATAGGCTGTCACATGGTCGATCATCATATGGGGATTGGTCGCGAGAAGCATCGTTGCTTCGCCGGTGATCTCACGAAGTCGCGCGATAGGATCGACAGGCTTGCTGCCTTCGTCTCGCGCGTTTCGGAACCAAAATCGATGGATATCGCCAGCCGGGTAGACCATGGCCATAAACTGGCCATTGGCCCACTGCGGCAGAGTTTCGGAAAGCTCATTGGCCAGTCGCTCGACGCGATCAACGGGGAGTTCTTTTTCGCGCTTTTCCAGAAAGTGCAGAGCGGCGGCAACAGCGGCCACGCTGACCTCCGAGCCGTGGAAGTCCTTATTCTCTTTCACGGCGAGGCGGAGTGCTTCAAGTACGCCGGCATAGGAGATAAGTTCGGCTTGGGTTTCAACAACAGCCTCCACGGCTGCGTGAAGCTCACCTTCCTCGGCAGTTTCGGCAAGCGGTACCGAGAGACTGTTTGCCGCTGCCGTTGCAGCATTGAGGCGGGAAATGAGGCTTTCGAACGAAACTTCGTTGGCAGTTGAAACTGCAGGCGCAGTTGTGCTATTCCTATGATCGCTCATTGGACAATACCTTGTGTTTGTGAGTTACGATTTCCGCGCTGCGAACGCGGCAGTCATTCGAAACCGGCCTTTGGTTGAAGCTGCGAACTTCAGTCTGAGGCCGTTTTCATTTCTACTTCCACCCTTTCCATCCGCTCTCTGATGCAGCGAACAACTTCGCTGTTCATCGAACATCCGTATTTCTCGGACTGGCGCTCCAAGAAGGCCTTTATGTCCGGTGGAAAGCGGCAGAGCAATTTAGCGTCTTCTTTCATATTTGCTCTCCGTTAAGGTTAATATCGCTTTGATATCATAGATTGTCAATCCGCTATATCAGTTCGATATCATTTATTTTATATCGGAACGATAGTAAGGATTTGGATATGGTCATACGAATTAAAAAACCGAACGACGAACTTGATAAGTTCTTGCTGCGCATGCCAGACGGCTTGCGTGAGCGTATCAAGATTGCGGCTGATGCGAATAATCGGTCTATGAACGCGGAAATTGTTTCTGCCTTGGAAGCGACGTTTCCGGAAGAAGTGTATCGATACACCGAGCTAAAGCTCGTATATGAATTGGACCAGATCCTCGACAAAATATCCGAAGTGAGAAATTCGGTAATTGCGCAGGTAGAGGAGACGGTGACGGAAGACTTCAAGAGCGAAGCCATAGAACCTCTTAAAAAGGTTCGACTGAAAAAGAGCATCAAAAGATCCTCAAAATAAACGGTCACGTCCGTTTCTCCTCGAGCAGAAGCGTCTCGACGCTGTCGACTTCCAACACCGGCATCAGCGATTCCGCCGTCGGCATGCTTTCGAGGAACTGGCGTGCGTCTTCGGTAGACAGGCCGCCGACCATGATCTTTTCTTGGGTCTCGAGGGACCGCCGCTCGATCGCGTTCGACGCAGCCTTAAGCATCGCCTCCACCTGCTTCGTCGCGACCCTGCGCATCTCGGTTCTCTGTTGCTTGCTGGCCTGGCGACCAGCGCTCTCCCAACCTAACTGGATGGTCGGTGCGAAGTCCTTCGGAATTCCCAGCCGCTCGCACTCGGCGGCCACCTTTGCTTGCGCCTCATTGATCGCGGCTTTCGCAGCTTTGATGGAAGCGGTCCAAATCTCGTTTTCGTCGTACTGATAACGGCGATCCAACTGCTTCTCAAAGTCGGCTAAGAGCTGGGCAGCGCGAGACTTCGCTTCGCTCTTCGCAACCCGCTCGCGCTGGCGGGCAATCTTAACCAGCGTGTCGCGGTCGGCGCGTGTCATCTGTTCTGTCATAGGTTTTTCCTATCGTTATCTGCGGATCAGTTTGAACCGGCCGTTGATGCTCGGGTGTGTCGACGTGGTCGCGGTCGCGGGAGTGCACTCGCTGACAAAGCGCTTAAACAGCTTTGTGATGTCGATGATCTGGTAAACCGGGAAGTGGCTGCCCTGGGCATTCTCGTGGCCATTCTTGACCATGGAAAAGACCGGCGGCCGGTATGATATCGATGTCAGAACCTCGTCAATCAGCCACGCCGGCAGGCCGTACAGCTTGTTGATCCGGGCTTTGATTTCCGTCTTGGTCTCACAATGCTGGGGCTTAGCCAGTAAGGCTTTTGTCGCTTCGACCTGGGCGAACCGGGCCTCAATGTCGATGAACTTGGTTTGGTTTTCTGCCTGCTGACGCTCGAGCTCAATTTGGCGGCGTTCGACATCAGCCTGCAGCGTGAGCATCTGGATTAGTGTCTCTGTCGTTGTCAGAGGTTTCGGTGCTGTCGCCGCTTCCTCGATCGACAGAAAGTACTTGCGGATTTCACGGCCCTTTGCCGATCGATCCACCATACCAAGCTCTTTTCCCATTCCAATGGTGAGGAAATATTCACTCGTGACCTGAGCGCGAGCTTTTGCGCTCCCCGAATTTGGGGAGCTCAAATTGTCCACCCGCACATAGTCGACATTCTCGACAAAGCCGAACTTTGCGATCCTGTCCTTCATCCAAGTGGTGTAATCCTTCTTCGCTTGCAAAAAGCGATGAACTTCGCGACCGTCGACCGTCTTGACGATCTGGCCGGAGATTGCCTTGTCGGAAATTGCGGGAAACTGGTTCTGCGCGTTCATCACGTCGCGTCCTTCATCCTGTCGTTGAGATTGGAGTGGGCCGATATCGTTCGGCCCCGACGGATTACTTCGAGAACCTGCCAGCCAGAAAGCCGACGACGATCAGCAGAAAGCTGGTGACGAAGTCCAATGCGGCGGAGAGGATTGTGAACTGCAGCAGGATAATCACTCCTGCTGCCGTAGCCAGGGCAATGCCCTTAAACGACCTGATCAAATCAGACATCGTAGTTTGCGAGGTTGAGGCCGAGCGTCGAAGCAATCTTCGCCAGCACTTCGCGTTCCTTGGCGTCAATGCCGCCGTGGTCGGCCACGTCCAGCGCCGACAGCAAGACCGTTTCGCCCATGTCATGGTCGGCCTTGATGTCTTCGATTTCCTTGTAAAGGCCGGCGCGACCGACACGGCCACCCTGCGCACGCTTCAGCATGGCGTCGGCGGTGCGTTCGATTTCGGCGGTCTTGAAGGCTGCGGAAAGCTGGGCGTTGGAAGTGATGGCGTTGATCGTCTGACCGACTTCAGCGTCGGAAATGTCGCCATCGGCGGCAGCAACAAGGGCGCTTGCGGCGCAGACGGCTTCGAGGAAGTCCTTGCGACCGCTGTACTTGTTGACCGATCCGGAAAGCTTCTCTTTCAGTTTTGCGAACATGTGGTGTCCTCGTTCGGGTTAAACGCACGGCGATTTGCCGCTGCGAACGAGGTAAAGCTACGCGTAACGAATAGATGCCGTCAATAGGCGTAACGAATATTTTTATACAAAACGCGTTCTATGCTACTCCGGCCAGTGCGATGAAATGGACTGTCACGACGGAATCCGCAGGGAAAACCAATTGCTTGGGCGGGTTGAACTGCTCAAGCACAAGTTCCTGTGCATTGTGGCGAATGAACTTCTTCACATAGGCCAAAAGCGGGCCATGCTCTTCAAGCTGGATCTGGGCGACGACATAGTCGCCTTTCCGCACGCGCCGGCTCGGATCGACAAAAGCCACCTCGCCATCCTCATACCGCGGATACATGCTTTCGCCTGATATGCATACGCCATAGGCGCCCGACACGTCCGACAGGATCGGCGGAGCCATCACTTCGTAGAGAATGTTACCGTTCATGAGGAATTCGCCGTCTATCCCGCCTACAGCCTGCCCATAGACAGGTATTCGCGCACCCATTCCCCTGACCTTGTCGCCAATAATGGCGTTTGACGGCGGGGCTTCGAACGCGGTTCTCTCGGCCTGCTTAGGTGCAGCATCGGGCTTGCCGGTTAACAACCAATCAAGAGAGACCTTGAAAAACTTCGCATACCGTTCGGCAGCGCGAGCCAGGCCGCGCTGTCCGTTCTCGTGTGCCGCATATGTCGGGTAACTGACCCCGATCGCCTCGGCCGCTTCACGGGCGGAGGTGTAACCGGCTGCTTTTCGGGCCTGTTCAAGGCGGCTGTGTACGTTGTTTTCGCTCATGAAAATGCGTATAGCACAGAAAAATACACGTAAAGCGTAATCTTTTGTTGAATTGAAAATATACTTAACGCATAGTGACGGCCTCTCAACACAAATCATGGAGGCTCAACGTGAGTGAATTGCCCCCCATTGACGGGGACTATCTCAAGAAGCTGCGCAAAGGCCGCGGATGGTCGCAGACCCAGCTTGCCGACTATCTCGGCGTTTCCCAGGCGCGCATCTCGAAATTCGAGCGCGGCGCGAAGATTGGCAAGCCATACCAGAAACTTCTCATGCAGTTGGTTCTTGCCCCGCCGGAAGGGAAAAGGGCTGTGCAATGAGCAAGCGCGACTTCACCAAGGTATCCCCGAACGTCTGGCAATCTTCCCGCTTTCGCAAGCTCGTCAGCGATGCTCAGCTTCTCTATCTGTACCTTCTCACCTGCGATCATCAAAACAGCGCTGGCTGCTTCCGGCTGCCCGATCTGTACGCCTGCTCGGATCTTGGATGGGAAGCGACGCGGTTTCAGGCGGCGCGCTCAGCGCTAATAGAAGGAGACATGATCAGCTACGACAGCGAGAGCTTCGAAATCTTTGTCCATCGCTGGTTCAAGCATAGCCCCCCGATGAATGACAAACATGCGCAAGGCACGCGCCGGATCATCTTTGAAGTCGAGAGCGATACCATCCGCAATCGCGTTGAAGAAGAGTTCGAAGAGGCCGATTCCGTAAGGATGCAAAGGGAAGCTGCGAAATTGCGTCAGCCGCTTCCCCGTCCTTCTTCTGCTCGGGGTGCCTACTGATGAAACAGTATCCATACCGTCTACATACCGTATCCGTACCCTATGGATATAAAAAGAAAGAGACAGAGACCAAGACAGAGACACAAGACCGAGAAAAAGAAAAAAAAGAAAAAAAGACGAAAGACACAAGACCGAGAAAAAGATCGTCATTTTCCAAAGCTGGGATTTCTCAAGCTCTCGAGGTTCGCTCATGAACCGTCGAGCAAGAAGGATCGCTGCAAAGAATGGCCTTGAGTGGGCAGCGGTTAAGCCGCAAGGCTCTTATCAAGAGCTTGTAGACAATGACGGACGCGACTTGCTTATGCAGGTTTTCAAGGCCGTAGCAGGTGAAGCCTGCATTGAAGCGTTCGATGACGAGACGCTTTTCAACAGCACCATGTCTCTCATTGAGCATGGCTTTCTCAAAATCTGGTTTGCCATCGACGTGGATCAAATCCGCGTGCGCTTCGACATGCCCCAAATCCAAGGATCAACAGCATGACAGGCACTTCTTCATCCTTAACGGAATACGACGCTCACCGTCTCCTCGACTTCACGCAAAAGCGCGTCTTCGGCTGGACGATTGTCATCGGTATGAACAATTCAGATCGAACTGACGGGCGCACCAAGGCAGCTAAGCTTTCCGATCGGTTGATGCGGGAGTGCTTTCTGCTCGGCCCAAGACCAGGCGCAGCGCTTGACCATCTCATGGCGGGCCAAGAGCCAGAACTTCTGTGGCCGGAATCGCACCGCGAGTTCATCCGCTTCTGCCTCTGGCATCGAGTGCCGCGAGATTTAAACGAGCCGTTGAACGAGGATCTGCCCGAAGACTGCGACCCTCGGCGCGAATGGCCGGAATTTATCCACCAGTATGACAAGCCGGCGACGTTGGCCGACATGCCAGCGCCGCCGCCCGTATCGGAGGAATTCAAAGCAAGGTTTGGCGCATGATCCTGTTCGAAATCATCAAGATCAAGCTGCAGTTGGTAGCCCGCAAATGGAGGGACGCGCGATGACATACACATTCCCGCCATCGCTGCACCCACTGCGCGATTACCTGAAGAGCCAAGGCGCTGACACCCGCGCTTTCGTTTCCGCTCGCCAGGCTGCCTTTATGTCCCAACAGTTGTTGGGAACTCGGGTCAAATTTCCCGACAAGGGCGCCGACATGACATCGACGCTCTTTCTGATCCAGAAGGCAGTCCCCGAAAAAGGGATGGTCACCACGACCATACTCTCAAGGGATTCGCATGACACGAACACCCCTAAGGAAGGCAAGAAAACAGGTAACCGTCAGTTACCGAAAGCGAAATCGAACAAGCATAACAAGGACTTCAGCTCCGAGCGTTTTTCGCAAGGCGTGCACATCTTCTGCGATGGTGCGTCAGTCCCCAATCCAGGCGTCGGCGGCTGGGGTGTTGTTGTCTTCGAGGACGGCGTGGAAATCGCCTCGTTGCACGGCGGCGATCCTGAAACCACAAACAACCAGATGGAGCTCGCGGGCCTGCTGAACGCGATCGAGAAGGCGAAGGCACTTTCGTCCAGTTTTGGTGAAAAGCCTGTAACGATATGGTGCGATAGCCAGTATTGCGTCAACGGCGTGAACGAGTGGCGCCACAAGTGGACGCGCAACGGCTGGAAGAAGAGCCCCGCGGCAAGCGAGCACGTCAAGAACGTGGATCTGTGGCGAGCGATTGATGAGGCGGTTTCAGCGTTCCGTCCTGAAACACTGAATATTCGCTGGGTAAAAGGCCATTACGGCATCGCAGGCAATGAGCGTGCCGACGAATTGGCGGAACAGGGACGGATGGAAGCCGAGACGCGCGGCCGGTGCGAGTATGAACTGTCTTTGCTTGATGCTGTCGATGACCTCGATGCACGCTTCAAGCAGATCATGGGGGCAGTGTAATGTCGATTTTTCGACGCAGTCCGGACCGCCTAGAAATACATGACGCTGGATGCATCCAGTGTAATTTCTTTTTCAACCGCATCCTTTTGAATGCAGTGCAGTTGCACCCTCACCAGTCGATCTTGGTAGATGTCCGGGTCCCTAGGATCAAATTCTATCAGGGTTCCGTTCTCATAAAGATGACACCTGATGACACACGTTGGCGCGGACTGACCATCTTCCTTACCTGGCAAGGTGGCGTGAACATAGTCGTGCTTAAGCGCTTCCGAAAAAAACTTTTGGGCCTCATGTCCGTTAATTGCGAACGATCGAACACCAAGTTCGATATGGCTTGGCTCTACGAGTGTGAGCTTGCGCAAGATCAAAGCTCTTCTATTGCGATTGACAACAGTGACCTCCAACTCGGAGAAGAACTCATCGTCATCAGCGGTCTCGTTCGCACGGGTGTAACCATTCAAGTACATCTCTGGCGCCATATCTCCGCTCATGTAATCAGTCTGCCGGCGTTGTTCGGAGAGTTGCTCACGCATCACCCCAACTGTGATCATGGCCCCTGCAAGCGCCGCCCAGCCACTCAGTGCACTGATCCAAGCAACGAGACAGTTTTTCTCAGGTTCACAAAGAGTTTTGAACCCGATTGGAAGATTGAAAACAACGGTGACCGCGATTCCAAGGAGTACTACGGGGCCGAGCCATCTCATGACATGATCGGGAACCATCGATACTTCTACCTCGCGTTTGCCGATAGCAAGTTAAGCATTTCAGGTAAGAGGTCGCAACGGAGACCTGCGGGATGAGTGGAAAACAACTCGGCAACCGATGTAATATTTACAAAGTTGCCCGTCAGTGTGGCGTGAAGCTCTTCGACGGGCATCTTCACAGCCCGACCAGCCGGAAGCCTTTCGAGTGCTACTGCAAGCCCACTGTGAGGGAGATCGGCACGGTGCACGGCGAGGAACACCTGAAGCTCGTCTTCATGCTGATGACCGGGACCAGGAACAATGCGGCCGAGCTGTATTCGGACATGATCAAGGCCGTCTCATCGGTCATAATTCGGAACCCTGAACTGCAAAAGCGTTCAACATTGGTGAACGATTTCGATAGAATAGACCTCGGCAGCCTGCGCCGGAAGGCAAGGGCAATGAACTGCGGAATACCGACCACGCATGTGTTGCGCGTCCTGATCGGGATCAAGTTTTACCAGCCCGTGCAGGGCGACCTTCTGGATATGATTGGAGAGGCGGCATGAACAAAGAATTGATCGTCAAAGGACTGAGCGGGGATGAGGGGCGATCTGATTTGGTTAGGCTCAATTACCAGGACAGGGACGCAAGGAAGTTCCCTAGGTGGTGTGTTGCTAAGCTCACTTGCGGCGAAAGATCACGTTACGTCGTCGTGCTCGGGCAGGACAACAATCCGGGATACATCGAGCTAGATTTCGATCACAGGAATTATTTTGGAGTCGAAAAGGACGATAAGCGAATTTTCAAACTGAAAAGAGCAGGGCTGTGGGGCAATATCGTCTACATGCTCACCGCCCACGACCCCATGCTTCGCCTGCCGGCAATAATATCCGTCGTGTCGTTCTTCCTAGGCGTCGTATCAATGATTCCAATGTTCATCGAATTCATCGGGTGGGCGCGCAAATGAGAAGTCTTCAATACACAGCTTGGACATGGAAGGCAGTCGAGGGTCGCGTGCTGGAGATGGCTGATACGCTCCGATTGATGCCAAAGCACAAGGGGCCGAAGGAATACGGCAGCGCCATGCCTGAGGCCGTCAGGCGGCACGAAGAGGCCTATGGCTCTGATACAGCGCACAGCAAGGAAACCGCATCAGCGGCCAATCTGACGCGAATGGAGCAGGTATGGACATGGGTGAACAGCTACCTATCAGAGCCTGAAAGGAAGTTGATTTATGCCTGGTCGTGGGTGAAAGTCAGAAAAGGCATGAAAATCGCGGCCTTCGCGGCAGAAAATGACATGTCGGACCGAATGTTGAGACGCGAGATTGTCAAGCTTTGTTCGATAATTGCGAACAATCTCAACCAGATTGCCCTTGTTCGGTTGAACAATGAGGATTGCTCCTTGTCCGAAAATGAGGGAGAAAGCGATCAATCCGATGTAACGTCGAACAACTGCGGCACGATCAGGCAGAACGGTATCGCGGTAGGGATGACACTGGATGCAAGGCCGATACTGGACTTGAGCAGTCCGGAGTTGGCCGCTCTCAATCAGAGGCTGATGGAGGGCAACCAACGGCGCGAGCGGGAAGCCCGAAGACGCGCCAAGCTGGAAGCAGCATAGCAATTCGCCCGATAGGCATCCTACCAGCCCCGCCCGTAACAAGGTGGGGCTGAGATATAATTCACTACCATCGCCGGAAGCCACCTCATTGATTAGAATCGAATGTTCGGGAATCATTCTCCTTCCAATTGGGGGAAGGCATGTCCGAAGATCATCTCAGCAACGAAACATCGGTCTCAGCCGAGTTGACAGAAACAGGCGTTAAGGCTGCAGCAAAGAGCCGAGCAGTTTCGTCGATGGACCGACTACTTGGGGGAGCTATTGATGTCGGTAGCGCTTGGCTGGAGGGTATCGCGCAGCGGCGCAGAGCGAAAAACGAAGGCGAACGTCAGCTTATCGAAGCCACCGTCAAATATGGATTGGACAAGATGAATATTGACGATCAGTTCGCCCAGCGTGCTTTTGAGGGGCATTTCGCGAAAGTCGCTCGTCAGCAACTGAATAAGGATGCGGTAGTCGCGGAGGCTCTTGACGACCTGAGGCAAACACCACCCACCGACGAAGAAGCGGTCAAGGGCCCCTCAACTATAAACGACGAGTTTATGGATGCGTTTGAACGATACGCAGAAACAGCGTCTTCCGAAGATCTACGTCAGCGTTGGGGGAGAGTTCTGTCTGCTGAAATACGTCGCCCAGGAACGTTCTCTTCGAAAGTGCTCAGAGCTACGGATGAGCTAGATAGCGGCGTGGCAACACTATTTGAAAGCTTGATGCAGTATCGATGCCGCGGAGTTCTGGTAAACGCTATAATGCCCGAATTAGAGTACAGTGATCGGCTACGGCTGATTGAGGCTGGATTGATGGTTGACCCTGGTATGGGTGGGCAGGCGTTAATGTTCAGCGAAGGAAAAGGCTGGGGAATTCCTTTTTGGGGAACGACTTTCGGAGATATCACCGTTTGTTTCGCAAAGTCTGTAGCTTGCCCTAGCACGGGAAATGATATCCTACATATCAGTGAAAACACGCCGGGTTTCGGAGTTCACATACTTACAGAAACTGGGCTTGCCTTAAGTTCGATCCTTCCATCGCATGAATATTATGCCGGCCTAAATTATGCGCGGAAGTTGCAGACCGTTGTTGGGGCAGATGAAGTTTTCCTGATTGTATCCACAGGCGATGGCAGATTTGGTAGGACGTCAGTGCCACCAGCCCCATGACCACCACCGAGCAAGAGGGGGAGAGGCGCTGAGTATCCGCTTCCAGCCTAGCCTTTACTACCACCTACGCCACTCTTTAACGCATAGGTCCGTTACGGGTAGACTAGGGGTTTTTCAACTATTATCGCCCGAACTTACGGAATGGCGCGAGATACCCAGCGCCAAAGAACATACGGCAACGTGGCAGTTCCTGTCCACCGGGCCGAGTTTTCTAGAAAACCATGTTGGCTCAGTCGCCCAGACAGGTGTCGCAAAGCGGGTTTTCTGGGTCCGTGACCACGTATGACTTAACCGGCGTTCCACAGCTTAGGCAGGTGGTATCGCATCCATTGCGTTCGGCCCTTCGCATGTTTTCAAGGTGTCCAGCGTCCCGATACTCGATAGCATCGCGTCGACGTTTCATTTCTGCGGCAATCTCGTCTTCGGTAAACCCACTCATCCCATCCCCCAAGGAACCCATGCCATCAAGGATGCACTGGGATGCCGAAGGTTGCAAGGTAAGTCATGATGGCTAACGCTGCCATGATGATATTGCAGGCGGTGTTGATGAATTCTCGGTTCATAGGTTGTCTCCTTTCGGCTTGTTTAGTCCTCATGCGCAGCAGGTAGCGGAATGAGATCTGCCGAGTCTCGGGAGAACCTTGAGAGTACAGTGTACTGGATCAACGAATTTAAAAATTGGAAAGGCGCCACAAGGCCTCATGGTCAAGCTCAAGACCCTCAAGCCCCAGATCGCCACCATCAAACCACTGATAGGCAGGGCCCCAGGTGATGAGCAGGAGCGGAACCGAAACAGGCAGACGGCGGAACCGTGGCGCAGGTGGTATCAGCTGGCAGAGTGGAAGCGGCTGCGCATCCAGACATTCACCCGAGATCACTTCACTTGCCAAATGTCAGGGTGTGAGAAGATCGAAGGTAACACCTCGAAACTGATCTGCGACCACATTACGCCTCACAAGGGTGACCGCGATCTGTTCTTCGATGCGCAGAACCTACAGACGCTGTGCAAGCCATGTCACGACACAGTCAAGCAACGAGAGGAGCGGTCGCGAGGCCGGTGCTGGTGATGGCAGAGAAGGTAATTGTGCAATTAGATTTGGATACATCGGCAATAATGGCGGCTACAGATGCTCTAAACGAGCTCGCGATTGCTGCTGATAAGGCTAAGAATGCTCTCGATGGTCTATTCGGGGCACCAGAAAGCATGGTCACCGTGGCCGTGGATGGCAGCGGATCGCGGACAGAAGAGGTGTCTCGCTTCTTCAGGTGAGATACCCACTCAGACTACCATTCCTGCCTAAAGAGGTCGATACCGACGAACTGCTTGAGGTCGTCATCTGCTAAATCCTCCTTCAAAAAATCCCAAAGATACTGGGGTATTTCAAAGGGCGTTTTGTCAGTGTGGTGGTTCCCTCCTGGGATCATTAAAAGGCCTTTCGCAGTCAGCGCCTTTGTAACAGGATGAAAATAGGGTGCTGAAAATACGCGTGTACGATTTGCAAAAGCCCACGCCAACAAGATTTTTTCGGGTTCAGATAGGTCGCTAAGAGAAGCCAACTGATCCTTTTTCCATTTTGCGTTTCGTCGTCTTCTAAAAGGACCCGACGCCCAATCAATTAGAAAGCGAAGGGCCGTGACGGACAACATGCTTCCACCAAATGCCACCGCGATAAAAGCAGCGCCAGCAGTCCATGTTGGTAGGGCGACAAAATAGTGTGCTGTTATGCTGGATTCGTGTCCGACTAGGATTGCTGCTCCAGCGAGCAGAAGGACCATGGCAACCGGCCAACTTGAATTCATTAATTCCAATAGATCTTTAAGTGATGGCATGGGCAGCATCCATGTGAGTGCTTTGCCATCAGAGAATGGCTTCTACGAACGATGTCAAGGCACGCGTCTTAAAGATTACGGCCAGCTAGGGGGGGTGGGTCAAAAGTCTAGAAGGCCCCTTCCTCCCGCACCCGCGTCCCACTCACGCGCACATTTTTTTTACCGAAGCGAGAATTTGGAGCCATGGCAGGTAACAAAAACAGCGGTCGGCTGCCTTTTGCGCCTTCTGAAGATGATCGCAACAAAGTCCGAGTTCTTCGGGCAAGCGGCATGTCTCAGGAGGCTATTGCAGAGGCGATCGGCATTTCCGTGAAGACATTGGTGGTGCATTTTTCTGCTGACATGGAAATTGCGAGCGCAAAGGTGACGGCTGATATCCTGATGGCGCGCTATTTCGAAGCCATGAAGGGAAACGTGACCGCCCAGAACAAGATGCTGGAGCAGGTTGGCGCTGTTAAAGCACAGGAGAAACGCGCTCCAAAGCAGGAGAAGATGGGCAAGAAGCAAGAGCAGAAGCTGGCCGCTCATAGCGTCGGTGGCCGCTTTGCAACGCCGTCTGCGCCCAAGCTGATCGTGAGCAATGATTGATGTGGGACACAAGCTGTCAGGACTGGGAACGGCGCATTGTCGCCGGGGAATCGCTCATCCCGATCGATCCCTTGTTCCCGGAGGAAGCCGACGCGGCGCTTGATGTATTCAAGTCGCTCAAGATAGTGGACGCGCCTGGCAGCCCGACGTTCGGGGAGGCTTGCGAGGAGTGGGTATTCGATTTCGTCAAGGCCATCTTCGGCGCTTACGATCATGAGACGGCCAAACGAAATATCCGCGAGTTCTTTCTGCTGATCTCGAAGAAGAACTCGAAGTCGACCATCGCCGCCGGCATTATGCTGACGGCTTTGATCCGCAACTGGCGACACTCGGCAGAACTGCTGATCCTGGCTCCGACGATCGAAATCGCGAACAACTCATATGGACCGGCCGCGGACATGGTGCGCGCTGATCCCGATCTGACAGATCTCCTGCACATTCAGGATAACTTTCGAACGATCACCCATCGCGTGACCGGCGCAAAGCTGAAGGTGGTTGCGGCTGACACCGATACGGTTGGCGGCAAGAAGGCAGCTTTCGTTCTCGTTGACGAGCTCTGGATCTTCGGCAAACGCAACAATGCGGACGCCATGCTCAGAGAGGCCACAGGCGGCCTTGTGTCGCGTCCAGAGGGATTTGTGATCTATCTGTCGACGCAGAGCGATGCGCCGCCAGCGGGCGTCTTTAAGGCGAAGCTCGATTACTTCCGAGACGTGCGCGACGGCAAGATTGCCGATCGCAAGAGCCTCGGTGTGATCTATGAGTTTCCGAAGGCAATGATCGCCACGGAATCGTATCTCGATCCGCAGAACTTCTACATCACAAACCCGAACCTTGGCCGCTCCGTTAGCGCCGAGTGGATCGAGGAGGAGCTGGTCAAGGAAGTCGCGAAGGACAGCGAGACGCGCAACACCTTCCTTGCCAAGCACCTGAACGTCGAGATCGGAATGAACCTCCGGTCTAATCGCTGGGCGGGTGCGGACTTCTGGGCCGACAAGGCGGACGCAGGGATTGATCTGGAGAGCGTTCTGGAGCGGTCGGAGGTTGTCGTGGTCGGGATCGACGGCGGCGGCCTCGATGACCTTTTCGGGCTGACGGTGCTGGGACGCGAACGCGGCTCCCGCGATTGGCTTTCCTGGTCGCATGCGTGGTGCCACAAGGGCGTGCTGGAGCGCCGAAAGTCGATCGCCTCGAAGCTCAATGACTTCAAGCGCGAAGGTCTGCTGACAATCGTTGATGACGAGCTAAAGGACATCTCTGAAATCGTGGAGATCATCTCCGACATCAAGGCCCGCGGACTGCTGGCGTCGGTCGCGGTGGACCCGGCTGGCCTTGGTGAGATGATCGAAGCTTTGGCGGAGATTGAAGTGACGCAAGAGGATGGAAATCTCGTCGGCGCCCCACAGGGCTACGCGATGATGAACGCCATCAAGACTGCAGAGCGGAAGCTTGCCAACGGCACTCTGAAGCATGCCCCATCCGTTCTGATGGACTGGTGCGTGTCGAACCTCAAGATTGAGCCCACGGCTACCGCCATTCGGGCGACGAAACAGAATGCGGGTGACGCAAAGATTGACCCTGTCATGGCGCTCTTCGACGCCGTCACAGTCATGAGCAGAAACCCAGAAGCACCGGGGGCAGGAATGGACGATTACTTCAAGAGCCTGGCAGGTGCAGCGTGAACGCAATCCAGAAGATCAAGAGCGCGATTGTTAGGCGCCTGACCGTTCGGGAGCCGGATGGCTGGTATCCTGACGCGATGCGGGGCGATGCGGGCGAACTGGTGACGGACGGCACCGCGCTGTCTCTGTCGGCAGTTTGGGCTTGCGTCAACTTGCTTGCCGGCACGATCGCCAGCCTGCCGTTGATGGTCTATCGCACCGACGCGCAGGGAAAGCGCACGGTCGCGCGTGACCATCGCCTTTATCGGGTACTCCACGACAGCCCGAACTACGACCAGACGGCGGTCGACTTCTGGGAGTTCGTCAGTGCTTCGCTCGAACTGTGGGGAAACGCGTATGCCCGCATCGAGCGCAGCGGTGGCCAAGTTTCCGGTCTTCATCCGGTCGCACCGAACCTTGTTTCGGTTCGCAGGCTGAGCAATGGATCGATTGAATACCGCTGGACGGAAGACGGTAAATCCTACATCGAGACA